TGTACGATGAGCTAAGGAGGGAGGCGGATAGGTATGGTAATAGAGAAGATTCCAATTGAGAAGCTGATTCCCGCTGATTACAATCCACGTAAGGATTTGAAGCCTGGTGATGCAGAATATGAGAAGCTAAAACGCTCCATTAAAGAGTTCGGTTATGTCGAGCCTATCATCTGGAATAAAACAACTGGTAATGTCGTTGGAGGTCACCAGAGGCTAAAGGTACTGTTGGCTGATGGTGTGAAGGAAATAGACTGCGTCGTTGTCGAGTTTGACTCTGAAAAGGAAAAGGCGCTAAACATTGCCCTGAATAAAGTTTCGGGTGAATGGGATAGGGACAAATTGACCGCGCTCATTTCCGATCTACAAGAAGAAGATTTTGATGTAACTATTACTGGTTTTGACCTTGCAGAAATAGATGAGTTGTTCAAAGATACACTTCAAGACGGTGTTAAGGATGATGACTTTGATGTGGATAATGAGTTGCAGAAACCAGCTATCACAAAATTAGGTGATTTGTGGCTCCTCGGCAAACATCGTCTTGTGTGCGGTGATTCCACAATTTCCGACACCTATGATCTTCTCATGGATGGCAATATGGCGAACTTGGTGGTTACTGACCCTCCCTACAATGTTAACTATGAGGGGGCTGCGGGGAAAATCAAAAATGACAATATGGATGCGGACAAGTTCTACCAGTTCCTTCTTGATGCCTTTACCCTTACTGAGAGGGTCATGGCCAAAGATGCAAGCATCTACGTTTTCCATGCTGATACTGAGGGATTGAACTTCCGCAAGGCATTCTCTGACGCGGGATTTTACCTCTCTGGTACTTGCATCTGGAAAAAGCAATCGCTTGTCCTAGGGCGCTCTCCCTATCAGTGGCAGCATGAACCTATCCTTTTTGGTTGGAAAAAGAAGGGCAAACATGCCTGGTATTCAGATCGAAAGCAGTCCACGATTTGGGAGTTTGATAAACCTAAGAAAAACAGCGCCCATCCGACAATGAAGCCGGTTCCGCTCGTTGCGTATCCGATCCTAAACTCAAGCCTAACTGGCTGCATTGTACTTGATCCCTTTGGCGGCTCTGGCAGTACTTTAATTGCTTGTGAGCAAACAGACCGGGTTTGTTATACAGTCGAGCTGGACGAGAAGTTCTGTGATGTGATCGTGAAGAGATACATTGAACAGGTCGGAGATGACAGCAACGTCTATCTCGTTCGTGGAGGGGCGAAAATCCCATATGAAGATGTGCAAAAATACTGCGCCAGTCAATGAAATAACTACTTGCTATTTCACAGCTTCTGAGTGATATATGTTACTACCACACAAGAAAGGTAGGTAACAGAAATGGAGATGAGGTTTAATGTCACTGGCGAAGAAAGGAAAAGGCTGGTTAGTGCAATTAGTGAAATAGTGGATTTGCCTGCCAATTACCTTGGCACGCCAACCTTTGCCTATGAAATCGGTGAGTTTACAGTTGATCGGGAAGGAACTCTTTTTGCAGGCAGTAGTTTGGATCTTGAGTTAATGGATAACCTCAAAGCGGAACTGGCTGAGCGGGGTTTCGAGGAAGAGGATTCCGACAGGTTAGTTATTGAAATACCCATAGACGGGTTTACTGATAAAGCTCTAGATAATCTTAACAAACTGATCGCCAGCAAAGCCAGCCTTATAAAAAAGGCTACTGGGGCAAAAGAGCTCTCCATCATCAGAACTGATACCACCCTCAAGTTCCCTTGGTTTGAGCTACCTAGCAGGGATGAAGCTGAAGCATTCACTCTCTTCGTGGAGGCACTCTGTAAGACAGCCAAGCAACGGAAGCGCATCACTGCCAAAGAAAGACCGGTGGAAAATGAGAAGTTTAGCTTCAGGGTATTTCTTATCCAGCTTGGCTTTGTGGGTGATGAGTACAAGATGGCCAGGAAAATACTCTTAAGAAATATGTCCGGCAACAGTGCTTATAAACGCGGCACCTCGCCCTCAGGGGAGGCAAAAGCGCATGAATAGATTTCCCTCTAAGGAAGCGGTGGAGCACTTGAGAAAATCGTACCCAAAGGGCACCCGCGTGGAGCTTGTCCGTATGAATGATCCTTACACAAATCTAGAGCCGGGTGATAGGGGAACAGTTGATTTTGTTGATGATATTGGAACGATTTTTTGTACCTGGGATTCGGGGTCAAGTTTGGGTGTCGTCTATGGAGCGGATAGGATTCGGAAGATTTAAGTCATAAAACTTGCAGCATATATCTCGCAGAAATAGCTTGCTATAATGTATGTTTTGAGTGATATATGGAGTACCAAAACGTACAGGAGGTCTAGCAAGTGAATTTAAAGAAACAAGACTTGATTCAGACTACCTTTAATGGCAGGGACTCCAAGCTAGTAGGTAAATGGAGAGGAAATCTTGTGTTTTCCCCGGTAGATTCCGATGAGGATGAGTGCTTGGTTTACACACCGAATGAAGTTGCGGAGCTTTTAGAAACGGGCGAGTTTAGGAGGGTGGGAAGAGCGTTTTTTGGTCGTAAGCTAGCTAACCTCGATGAATTGCGTGAGTACACCAAAGCATCCATCTATAGCGCAAGCGCAGGTCAGCCGTATACGGTTGTTAAAGAGATTTACTTAGACAGCCAGGATTTTGAAGCCTTAAGCCGGGATTTCTTTGACGATCAACCGTGGCTTTCAAAAGAGGATGGCGGAGTCACTAGAGACGGGAAAATCCGTTGCATCCGGGTGGTCAATTCTGAGACTGAAGAAAGGTTCCTGGTCAACAATGAGGGCTTCAGTTATTGTCGGTACACTGCCCTTGAGATAGGTCCGACCGTTTGAGGCCGGGAGTTGAAAGGGGATTTTAAGTGAAGGGGAGCAGATGCAAATGTAGCGCGACAAGTGTAGATGTTGGAACAAGGGTTAGATTTATGTCTGATTATGGGACGGTAACTGGTGTTGTTGTGATAACTTTGGGTGGGCTTTATGGAATTTATACAGACGGATACGAGGGACTTTTTTGGAGAGATAGAAAAGCTTTAAAGGTTTTGAAGAACCCCATAAAACCACGACGCGGGTATGTCAGGCACCGTAATCGCGGAAGAAGGAGAATATCCAAGAATATTAAGTAAGAGACAATTTTTGATCGTAAGGAGCTTCTACGGAGGCTCTTTTCTTATACGCATTTTCAGGAGGTGGCACTTTGCGAAAACTGAAGAACTACAAGCCAACCAGATTCATGGCAGAGGATTCAGTCTATAACAAGGTTGCTGCTGACTATGCTGTGGCCTTTATTGAAGCCCTTTCTCACACAAAGGGCGTGTGGGCCGGAAAACCGTTTGAGCTTATCGATTGGCAGGAACAGATTGTTCGAGATCTATTTGGTATCCTAAAGCCAAATGGCTATCGCCAGTTTAATACCGCCTATGTTGAAATTCCTAAAAAGATGGGTAAGAGCGAATTAGCTGCTGCGATTGCTTTGCTACTAACCTGCGGAGATGGCGAGGAACGCGCAGAAGTATATGGTTGCGCTGCAGATCGCCAGCAAGCCAGCATTGTCTTTGAAGTGGCAGCGGACATGGTCAGAATGTGTCCTGCACTCGCTAAACGGGTAAAGCTACTCGCTTCCAGTAAGCGTTTAATCTACTTGCCCACCAACAGTTTTTATCAAGTACTATCAGCCGAAGCCTACTCAAAACATGGCTTTAACGTTCATGGCGTGGTTTTCGATGAACTTCATACCCAGCCCAATCGTAAGTTGTTTGATGTTATGACCAAAGGTTCTGGTGATGCTAGAGCTCAACCATTGTTTTTTCTGATTACTACAGCCGGCACAGACACTCAGAGCATTTGCTATGAGACGCACCAGAAAGCTGTAGACATCATGGAAGGCCGCAAGCACGACCCTACATTCTATCCCGTTATTTATGGGGCCAAAGAAGATGAAGATTGGACTGATCCTGAAGTTTGGAAAAAGGCTAATCCAAGCCTCGGTATAACCGTCAGCATCGATAAGGTGAGAGCAGCATGTGAAAGTGCTAAACAAAACCCGGCTGAGGAGAACAGCTTTCGGCAACTTAGACTTAACCAATGGGTGAAGCAATCTGTACGTTGGATGCCTATGGCAAAATGGGATGCCTGTGCTTTTTTGGTTGATCCTAAACGTCTAGAGGGGAGAATCTGTTATGGAGGACTCGATCTTTCCTCGACTACGGATCTTACCGCATTTGTTCTGGTGTTCCCCCCAGAAGATGAGGATGATAAGTATAGCGTATTGCCATATTTTTGGATGCCCGAGGCCAACATTGATCTGCGTGTCAGGAGAGATCA